TAGCTTCTGGTGGGCCGATATTTGCACCTTTAAACCGCCGCTCGATATCAGCTAATCCAACGCGCATTTGCTCATTTGCGCGTTGGAAACCAAGAGGCGAAAGGTTCTTTGAAGACATTGAACGTATATACGCATCCAAAGCTTTCTGCGCTTCTTCAATGTATGTTTGTCCAAAGGTGGATTTATTATATTTAGTACTAAGATTCTGTACCCTCGTAACCATTGCAACCATTGCAGCTTCTTGGTTACGCAATGCTCTTTCAGTCTTTGATGCCGCATCAGAAGTTGATTTTGCAGCTGCATCAACAGCTTTACCAAAATTTTGAAGTCGGCGTATAGAAGCGTCAAGTCCAGAAGTATCAGCTCCAAGACCGAAGTTGATATCACCTAAACTGATTGCCATTACGCCGACTCCTTATCTTTTCGACCCTGAACGCTCTTGATCGTTAACCACCTTAATATAGGCTAGGTGATAACCAAACTCGTCGGGAGACATTTCACGTACTGAACTAATCGGGATTCCATATTCCATTGCAACAGTATACATGTTGAATAGATCGGGATCCCCTTTTAGTTTTTTACCTTTTCCTTCAGGTCTACCCCCGTCAGTTTATTGATCGTTTCGATCACACCGGACATGTCAGTCGTAAAGGGAAGGGCGATCAAGGAATCATAATCACCCTCAGTAAACACCCGCTCATTTGTATCGGGAACAAATGAATTGTGAATCAAGATCTTCATCAAGCGGTTACGCGTATCAGTATCATCAGCATTGCCGAGGAATTGCCCGATAGCTGGTTGCCGAATCTCAATTTCAGCACCCATAAAAGAAATCCTCATTGCTTTAGGCTGTGAGTTAGTTGAATCAAAGATCCGGGCGCGAATTTGATTCTTGAGTTGTTCTCCTGAAACAGGAGCAGTTGTAAGTTCAGACATATTAACCTCCATTGTTACTATAGATAGGACGATTTCCGTGCGCCCTATGTAAACACTCGCTTTATCGGGACGGTCACAGGTGCGAGTGGGTGGAGTGTTTACGAGCTAAGTTGACCCACACCTGTGATATTTGTTAGATCATTAAACCAGAGTTACAGCGCCAGTTGCTTGGAATTGTGCAGAGAACTCATTCATCTTTTCCAAACCGCTTGTAAGGGTGAAATCTGTTACGATCGTATCGAACTGGAAGCCCGTCACACCGTCTGGGAGATACTGTACCTTCAGAATAGTACTGTTCTGCCATGCAGACAAACACTGTTGAATAGCAGTATTCAGAGTGGTTGTTGCGAGGTGATTCCAAGAGAACGGAACTTCCATAAGAGACTGATCAGGAACGTAAAGACGCATCGTGACATCTTCTTCTTCCAGTGCCCCAAGATTACCCTTCTGACTCCGACCGCCAAATTTAAAGAACCCACGAGCAAGCGACTGCGAAGCACCATCGGGGTTAATTTCAATGATGAGTTCACTACGTGCGATAAGAGCAGCGCGAAATGCGTTTGTAGTGTTGTAAACAGCTTGAAGTTCCATTTGAACTGTCTTGAGCCCGGAACCGTCGAATACCATTACACCGCCATTACTCTGCGCTGTAGGCATATCGGTAAGATCCACAGCTGCAAGGGATTGTGTAAGAGTAAAGCCGCGATAAGATGCAAGCTGTGTGCGTGGGAAGTATTTACCAGTCACTGTAACAGGCCCCACAACGGTATAAGTAGACTTAAATGTTACACGCCCATGCAAATAATCAACTGATAGGACGTTTGCATTTTGATTGATTGCGTTATCAAAGACGTTCAAGCCAGTACCAAGCAATGCAAGACGATCCCACATACGCTTTGTTTGGTCGTTAATCTGATAGGTTTTACCGGATACAAGCGTAAACGCTTCTGTAGTAAATACTGTTGAAACGCCTGGCTTATAAATATCAGCTTGGTAACCAGCCATGCCTTTGTAAATAGCGTTAGCAGAGATCTGCGTATTGATCAAACCAGTATCGGCTGATTTAAAGGCCTGACCAAAGATTGTATCTTCGATCGAACCGGTTTCATCTTTAAGATCACCCTGGTTACCTGGCAGAGTATACCAAGTAATGCCATCGGTTGACGTACGAATTTTTTTAGCCATGGTATACTCCTGTGAAGTCGAGTGGTTCTATTACAATAACGGTGAACGGTTTTGACCAGACGAAACGCCTGGTTGAATGATTAGATTGAAGTTAATTGAAAGTTCCGGGCGTCGATTCTGGTCATATCCAATAAAGCCTACACCACCGGCTTGATTAAACTGGACCCAACGATCACCATTCAAGTCAAGTGCAGCTTTGCCGAGTATTACTTTTTGGATCTCAATCGCTTTGTCATAAGCTTCCGAGTACCTATTCTGTTCTCCACGCACAACAACCTGAACGCTTGGATAATCAAGAAGCCAGCCAGGACTCGGATCGAGACCACCAGAGTCATAGATCGTTATAGCACGATCAGGACTACCAGCATCGTCGGGCTGTTTTGAAACAAAGATACCCCATACACCAGATGCGATCTGTGCTTGAGTCGGATTTCCAAACACACCTACAGCGGGAGTAGCTGCGAGTAAAAGGTCTTTAATTCCGATTGAAGGTGCTGTCATTTCGCACCTGTAAACGTTTTGAAACCGTCAATCAAGCGGTTACGCACTTCACCTACCGTTTGTTCCATTGCAGCCTGTAGAAACTTGGAACGCGTTGGGTGTTGGTGTTTGTACTCGATCTTTTCATGGACGATTGCAGCATAAGGAGGAACACCGCCTTTACCATAACCCACTTCAACACGTGGACGATTGCCGACATCCGTAATCTCAATATACCCGCTATTTTGCAGTGCATGTGTTTTCTTTGGTACATATTTCTGCGAAAGGTCAAACGTTGGTTTCAAAGCGTAGACCATGATCTCAGGGGCACGAGCTTTGATTTGAAGCACCATGTTTGACCAGTTCTTAGAGATCTGTGCAAAGTCCTTACGAGCTTGTTGGGCCATAGCATAAGGACTGCTACCCGTAGACTTACGAGTACCTGAACCAACGTGAGCTCTGAAGACTGAAGGTGTTGGGGGGATATCGCCATTAGAAACAACCATTATAGCATAGCCCTCCGATTAAACTGGAGGTTAGCAATATCGGGTGATACAAGAAACTGGCGAATTGGATAAGCCTTCTTAATAGTCGAAGGATCCAGAACAGTGTTAGTATTGAGTTCCCCGTGATAAAGATAACCACCCACATCAAGATCTTGATCTGTATGGATTACTGCACGACTAACCGCTTCATCACCAGTTGCGGTCATGAATTTTATATTAGCTTCAGACCAGCGACAGTTGATGAGTACGGGAGTAGCAAAAGTTACAGCGCCAAAACCATCAGTTGTAGGCGATCCGAAGTATGTTGCTACATCTGGAAGCTTTCTACCGAAGTTCATCTTTACACCACTCTGAATTGCGCTTTAATAGGATTAGTAGCTGAAGCACCAAGTTTACCAGTTGTATCAAGCGCGATAGCTTGTTGCCCATATCGTGTAGTAGATAAACCACCTAACGCACTTGGCGGCATAACTTGATAGCGCTCTTCAGCATCACCGATCACCTCTCGAGTGATACCACCCTTTTCACGAACCACTACATAGAAGTGAGCCGCAAGAAATAACTCGACCTGCTTTTTCCGTGCTGCTGATAACGCAGCACCATTCAGGTCTTCATCAATGATAATATGAGCAGCATTAATAAAAGGAGTCATGTCTACGCTAGTATCGCCAATAAGACCTTGAACGTCTTTATTAGTTACTAATGCTGTAGACATGACTTGCACACCCGGAGAGTATTAAGATTAGGCAGGAGTTTTAGTACCAGCAGCGGCGACCTTTGCGGCTTCTGCTTTAGCAGCTTCATCAGCAGCAGCTTTTGCAACTGATGCTTCTGCATCCACAACACTCTTAGGCTTGAAGCGATCTTTAAATGCCTCTGCTTGTGCTGGAGACAATGCAATTGCTTCACCAATAGCCATTTCCTGCGGCATACCAGATTCGTCAGCAGGCTTCATGTGTGAACCTGTCACGAGAATGTAAATGTTCGATGTTTCTTTCTTTGCGGCTTCAGCCATAATAACCTCCATGATTAATTCGAATTATACCCCTGTACTTTATGGATCAACCTAAGTACAGGGGTAGTGCCGTGTGTTTAAGCAGTGAAAACTTAACTACAACTAATTGCTTAGATTAGCTGTAGTGTACCACACCGGACTGTGATTTGAAGTCCGATTTGATACGTGGAACGATAATTGCCATCACCTTGAAGTTCACCATGAAGCCGCCCTGTGATTCCCACATAACGGTTGTTGGCTGAATACCATCCAAAATATCAACAACGTCTGGAGTAGCCTGCATCAACACGACTTGCGAAGCGGTGAGGTTTGGCGTGCCCTTAATTGCGAGGATCGTTGGAATGCGGAGGATACG